CTACAGGAGAAGATGCAGAAAACGTAGCAGAAGGTTCAGATGGCAGTTATTAATGGCACAGAAATAGATCTTATGCCTACAGCAGGTATGAGAGAAGAAGCACAGAGATATAGAGATTGGAAATCAGAAGGTGAGGCTGGTGGTACAGAAGTTGCACGTAGAAGGGCAACACAAATATTAAGTGGTAATGAATTATCACCTGATGTGGTCATACAAATGTCAGCATGGTTTGCAAGACATGAAGTAGATAAGCAGGGTGAAGGTTTTTCGCCTGGTGAAGATGGCTACCCAAGTAATGGTCGTGTTGCATGGGCTGCTTGGGGTGGTGATGCAGGTAAAAGTTTTTCTGATGCAAAATCAGCTAGAATAAAAGAATTAAGAAACAATGATGCCATGCCTAAAACAAAACGGTCTGTAAAACGTGCAGAACCAAACGCATTATCTGTAGGGGATTATGTTAGATGGAACGCAAGTGGTGGTACAGCAAGAGGTCAGATAGATCGTATTGTTCGTGATGGAACTATAAATGTACCTGATTCTAGTTTTGAAATTACTGGTACAGAAGATGATCCTGCTGCATTGATAACTGTATTTAGAGAGAATGATGGAGAATATGAATCAACTGATGTACAGGTTGGTCATAAATTCAGTACACTTACTAAGATAGATTCATTAAGAAGTGTTACAAAAGTATTAAAACGTAGTGGTGAGACATCTTTTTCAGAAAAAGAAGAAAACACATATGAGTTTAGTTTTAGTAGTACATATCCTGTAGAAAGATCATTTGGTACAGAAATTCTAAGCCATGACGATGGTGCGATAGATTTTGGAAGATTAAATGGCGGTGTTGCACCTGTGTTATGGAATCACAATATGGATTCTGTAATAGGTATTGTTAGAAATGCGTATTTAGATAAAGAAAAGAAAAAAGGTCGTGCAGTTGTTGAATTAAGCAGAAATGCAAAGGCACAGGAGGTAAAAAGAGACATAGATGACGGTATTTTATCGTCAATTAGCGTAGGTTATCGCATTTTAGAGATGGAAGAACGTGAAATAGATGGAAATAACGCTTTTTTTGCTACAAGATGGGAGCCACATGAGGTATCAGTTGTTGCATCGCCAGCAGCACCAGATGTAGGGATTTCAAGAGGATTAATTGATGACAACACTATGCCTAGTGTAGAAAAACAAGATATAGTAAACAGTAAGCGTGTATACGCAGCGTCAACTGACGCACAACAGCCCAATTCTAAACAACAACTAACTATGGAAAAAGAGCAACTCGATCTAGAAGTTGTGCGTAGTGAAGAGCGTAAAAAAGCTGCTTCCGCAGAGCGTACAAGAATTAGAGAGATCAACGCAATGTGTTCTAAGCGTGGTTTTGATGACCTAGCAGAACAATTAGTAAACAACGGTTCTTCTGTAGATTCATGCAGACAAGCTATTTTAGAAAGAATAGATGCAAAGCCTGTAGAAACAGCAAAGCCTATTGAAGAACAACTTTCACCACAAGAAAGAAAACAATATGCAAAAGACTATAGACTTTCTGCTGGTATAAGAGGTCTTATTACAAACGATTGGTCAGATAAGGCTTCTGGTTTTGCTAGAGAAATTTCACAGCAAATTGCAAAAGATTCTGGTAAGGGTACTAGAAGTGGGTCTTTATTTATTCCATATAGCGGTTTAGTACAAAGAGCTACATACGTTACTTCTGGTGCAACAACTGGTGGAAACATCGTAGCAACAGATTTACTAGCTGATGACTTTATTGAGGCATTACGTAACTCTACTGTGATGGTTGGACTAGGTGTACAAACACTTTCTGGCCTTGTTGGAGATGTTGCGATACCTAGAAGATCAGGTGTTGCTTCAACTGGTTTCTTATCAAGTGAAACTGCTGCACTATCTCAGGCAGAAAGTACATTTGACCAGATTTCAATGACTCCAAAAACATTAGGCACATTGTCTAAGTTTTCTAGGAATATGCTTATACAGGCTACACCAGGCATTGAAGATCTAGTTAGAAGAGACATCAGTGACGGTATTAACTTAGGTATTGATTTAGGAATACTTAATGGTACAGGTTCATCAGGTCAGCCTACAGGTATTATGCAAACATCTGGTATTGGTTCAGTTGCAATCGGTACTAATGGTGGTGCTATCACAGTTGATAAGCTTATCGACCTAGAAACTGCAATTATGGAAGATAATGCAGGTGTTAACGCTGATTCTATTTCTTATGTAACCAACGCTAAAGTAATGGGTGCTATTAAGAAACTTAAGACATCTGGTGGTGAGTACTTAGTAAACAACAACCTACAGGCATTAGGTAGAGGTGCAACACCTGTTGCTGTTAATGGTTATCCTTTAGCAATGACAAACCAAGTACCTAGCAACCTAACTAAGGGTTCTACATCTGGTACTTGTTCTGCTGTTGTTATGGGTGACTTCTCACAGGCTATCTTAGGTCTATATGGATCTGGTATCGAAATTACAGCAGGTGAAGATTCAGATGACTTTGCTAAAAACTTAGTATCAGTTAAAGGTGTAGTCGCATTTGATGTTGCTGTTAGACACGCACAATCATTTGCAGCGATCTTAGACGTAACCACATAATTGGTTTACTATATGGGGTAGCTATCTACCCCTTTTTTTTATGAAAATAAAGTGTTTAAAAAATGTATGTGCTAGTGGCAACAGCCTAGAAGCAGGTCAAACTTATGATGTGTCAGAATCAGACGCAGAATTATTAATTACAATGGGTAGGGCAGAAGTATATACACCAAAACCAAAAACAAAAAAAACAACACCTAAAAAATAATGGCACTTGTTGAGGACAGTACAACACTATCTGCATACTTAGATGACTTTGGTGTAAGTTGTACGTCTGGCTCTACAACAGCAAAAGCTATTCTAGAACAACCAGATTTAGTTTTAGCAGGTAATCAAATAATAAGTACTGATTATCAACTTACTGCAAAAGTTTCTGACTTTGGCACACTTGTTTCTGGTGCAAAAATTACTGTTGATAATGCAATATATTTTGTAAGAGAAGTAAGAAAGCTAGATGATGGTAATTTTTGTGAAATTGCTATACAAAAAAGATGACTACTAAAAGAGAAAAAATTTTAGCACAGTTATTTAAGGTACTAGATGACATAACTGTAACTACAAATATTAATGTATATAGATCAAGAGTTGTACCACTATCAAGAGGCGAAGTACCCGCAATAGTTATTGAGCCAGTAAGTGATACAGTAGAACAAAATACATCACTACCTACATTAGATCATTCTTTAACAGTAAAAGTAAGCGTTATTGTAAGAGGTGAAATACCAGATCAGCAATCAGATGAAGTAGTTGAATTAGTACATAAAACAATAATGGCAGATTTAACTGTTAATAGTAATGCTATAGACTTACAACCATCAGATACATCTTTTGAATTATTAGATGCAGATCAACCTGGCGGTGTTATAGATATAGAATATATAGTGCGTTATAGAACAGAAGTAGCTGATTTAACGCAATAGATGGTGTTTATTGCTAAAACGATATATTATAGAAACATAATAATTTAATGTAACAATGCCTAAGCTACACAGAAAAAGAAGCATATTAGCTAAAGCAGAATCTAGTTATGGCAGTAACCCTACACCAACTGGTTCTGCTAATTATGTGCAAGTAATTGATTTAAACATTGAACCTGTTGTTAGTGATGAGGTAAGTAGAGATTTAATTAGGCCATATATGGGTAATTATGAGGTAATACCTGCAAATACAAGAGTAAATGTAACTTTTGACGTAGAAATGGCTGGTTCTGGCAGTGCAGGTACAGCTCCTAAGTATGGACCAATTCTAAAATCTTGTGGACTTAGTGAAACAATAAGTGGAGGTAATACTGTTACTTATGCACCAGTATCGACACCATCAGATAGCGTTACATTGTTTGTAAATTATGATGGAATTAGACATACAGTTACAGGTGCAAGAGGCACATTTAGTATTAATTGCGAGGTAAATAATATTCCACGTATATCTTTTTCTTTAACAGGTATATTTAATGCACCTACTGATACTGCTTTACCAACTGTAACAGTAAGCAATCAAGCATCACCTCTTATATTTAAAAACGGTAGTACGTCAAACTTTTCCATATTTGGTTTTGCAGCAGCGTTGCAATCATGGAATTTAGATTTTAATAATGAAGTTATATATAGAGAATTAGTAGGTGGCACAAAAGAAGTATTAATAACAGACCGTAGACCATCTGGTACAGCCGTAATAGAAAATGTTGCTTTATCATCTCATAACTTTTTTACAGATTATACTGGCACATCAACTGGCACAAACACATGGTTACATGGAACTGCTGCAGGTAATAGAGTAACAGTTTCCTGTCCACAAACTGATTTAGGTCAACCAACTTATGAAGATTCAGATGGTATAACTATGCTTAGTTTACCTTTTATGGCAACACCTACAGCATCAGCTAATAATGAATTTAGCCTTGTCTATACATAAAAAAGGGTATACCCTAGTTAGTAGATACTAAATTTTTATGCCTTTTGTTATAGACCAGAAACCTACTTATAAATGGAAAGTAGTAGTAAAAATAAATAAAGATGGTGAGGTATCACAGGAAATATTTACAGCACATTTTAAAAACATTTCACAATCTAGGTTTAAAGAAATGATAAAAATGGTGGAAGATAAACAGATAGACGATATAGATGTAGCAAAAGAAGTATTACTAGGTTGGGAGGATTTAATAGATGCAGAAGGTCAAGAAGTACCATTTAACAAAAGTACACTAAATCAATTATTAGAAGTAAGAGGTTTTGCTACTGCTGTAGGTTTTGCTTTTATGGAATCTAATGAAGAAATATTTGTAAAAAACTAATTAAGGCAGGTGAATATTGGGCTGTTGGTTCAACTGTCATAGATAAAACAGCAGAAGATGATGCAGTATTAGGAATAACAACAGAAAAAAAAGAAGTAGATGATAATTTTTATGTTTATGCACAAAACTGGGAAACTGTACAAATGTTTTTAAGGTGTCAGACACAATGGAGAGTAGGTATAAGTGGAATTATTGGATTAGACTATACATCTGTCTTAGAAATGATTAAACTGTATTTAGTAGAAGATACTGTTGCTATGCTTGAAAATCTACAAATCATGGAAGCTGCAGCATTACAGGCATTAAACAAAGATAAATAATATGGCAAAGTTTGATTTAGTAGTAGCAGCAAAAACTGTAGGTGCAGGTTCTATAAAACGTCTTGGCAACTCTATGCAAGGGGTTGCAGGTCGGGTTAAAAATTTAAGGCTTGCTATGGGAGGTCTTAATAAAACATTTGCTACTTTTGGTATTCTTATTTCTGGTGGTGCATTTGTAGGTCTTGTTAAAGGTGCAATAGATAGTGCAGATAGTTTTGGAAAGTTATCAGACCAGACAGGTATAGCTGCTAATACATTACAGGCATACGTAAACGCAGGTAAATTAGCAGGTGTATCACAGGAAACAATAGATAAAGGACTAAGAAGATTAGCACAATCCATGAGAGAAGCAGATCAGGGTGTTGCTACTTATAAAGATAGTTTTGATGCATTAGGAATATCTGTAAGGGCAACAGATGGCACATTTAAAACAAGTCAACAAGTATTAGGAGAGGTAGCAGATAAGTTTGCAACTATGGAAAATGGTGCAACAAAAGCTGCTATTGCAATGGAAATATTTGGTAGATCAGGTGCAAGTTTAATAAATCTTTTAAATGGTGGTGCTGCATCATTAGAAGAATTTAATTATGAAGTATCAGAAAACTTTGCACAAAATGCAGAATATTTTAATGACCAGATAGCAGTTTTAGCAATAAGATTTGATGGATTTAGAAAACAATTAGCAGATTTTTTATTACCAACTTTAAATTCAGTTGTAAAAGTATTTAGTGGTTTGTTTAGTTCAGAAAATGATTTCTCAGGATTTTTTAATGCGTTGAAAATTGGTATTACTGGTATATCTGTAGTAG